TTGGAAAATGCTTTACCACTTGCTCTTAACCAATCCATAGCCTTGAATCTTTCGTATGCATCACCACGAGCTGAAATATAATGTTTATATTCATTAAGCCCATCATAGTAAGCAGCCTTCCCTTTATCATCTTTGAAATAAAGCAATTTGTCTACAAAATCATAAAAATCTTCATCTATTCGATATTTAGATTTAGATGCCCATGTCAAAGCATCCACCATATTTTTGTCCACAAATTCTTCAGGAAAATCACTGAATGAACTGGTAGATGTAATCGGAATTCTTGTATCCTCTAATCCTAATATGCCGTTATCAATATGATAGGTTTTATAACCTTCGCGAAATACTAACCGATTTTTATCATCCGTTACACTTACACGTAAACCAATATCTACCTTTCTTTGTAATCTGGCATATTCTTGAATTCTAGGATCTACAACACGAATGTTATAAGCCATAGTATCATAATAAGGACCAAAATATTGCCCAGACATTCTAGACTTCATTCTTCGTTTTTGAACACCAAATGTTTCTACTTCAAAGAATTTACTTACATTTTTAGAGTTAAGTATTTTCATACCTAAATCATACCATTGTCTTCTCCAGCCATTTAGATTAGCAAGATTGTATAAATCCCTACCTAATGCTACAGCAAACTGGTCTCTGTCAGGTGAGTCTGCTAAACTTAATCTATGTGCAAACTTTAAATAAAATTGGTGTAAATCATCTTCAGATAATCTACTTCTTATTTTAACAGGTAATGTAGGATCAAATATAGTTCTAAGTTCTTTTGCAATTTTAGGCGCTACTTTATCTTCCCAATTATTTCTTGCACGAATATTGCTTAAGAAATTTATACTTAAGTCATCCAATTGCGTAGTACCTAATACAGGATCGATATAATTAGCTTGCTTAAGTCGTTTTAACAAATCCTGATCTTTACGTAATTGTGTTTCGATTGTGTCTGAAACGTTCATTACATCAAACTTCATTTGAGAGTTTGATACAGCTTTAAAATTAGTCCATACATCTTTATTTATACGTTGTCTACCAAAAGTAATACGAAGATTATCTACAACAGCAGCTCTTTCATTTATGCTCATATACTCAGACAAATCATCATTAATATTTTTAATAAACTCTTTATCTCTATCTAGTAAATCTTTACTTTCTTCAACTAATCGCAAATTATTATTTAATACATAAGGATTAGGCTGATATAGTCTTACATCTTCATATCTCCCTGTTGCAGGGTTAAATATTAATTGATCTTCTCTGGGTGGAGAGTTTAATACTCTATTTCTCGTTGCTTTCTTTATATGAAGCAAGCTTCCACGATAATTGGTATATGATAATACACCATTAAGATCTTTAGTTTGTAATAAGTAATAATCTTTAAGTGTTTGTGCCAATTCTTTATTGTTGATGAAGTCATCGGGATTTGTGGCCCATAATTTCATCATATCTAATTTAGCTTTAGCATTGGCAAATTTAATCGTATCACCTTCTACATCATATGTAGAGTCTGTCATACGCCTTAATTGTTTAATGCCAATACCTTCTCCATTTGCATTTGTAAATTGATTTACGGTCAACTTACCTGAATTAAGTAAATCTGCTTTTTGATAGTCACCTAAATGTCTAGCTTGTACATCTTTAGGTTGTCTCAATAGCCAATCGTTGTATGTTTCTCTTAAAGGAGTTTGACCGTCATAAAAAGCAATTTGTTGTTTTGTCAATTTACTAATATTTCTTTTTCTGACTTGAGCAACCCCTTCTAAAGAACCTATATCATTCCAAGATTTAAATACAGGGATTGTTGTAGATCTACAATTAAAATGAGCTGGAGGCAAGTGCTCACGATCATCGATTGGATATATTTGTCCATCTCTATGAGCACATAAAGGTGTTGTTCTTGCATCCAATACAGCAACATACTGCCAACCTTGTAAAGCTTTTTCGTTGGCTTTATAAACAGCATGATCTACTTGAGCATGGACAGATGTCATTGCCGTAACCACCAACGCTCTAGATTGCATACGTGTAATATTGTGTATATTACCTTTTCTTATAGTCAAAGCAATTTGGTCTACAGATTTACCTTCTGCCATACCTTTTCTAATAGCTGCTTCTATTCTCATTTTCTCATTTAAAGAAACACCTGACCATCCTGCAGCCAATGTTCTATTTTCTAATAATGGTTTTTCAAGAACAATTTCTTCTGCAATACGTCTTTGAGGTCTTTCTGTTTTCCAAATATTGCCCATTGCTGTTTCAATATTTTGATACACATAAGATAATTGATCAGCTGCTAAATCCAATAAGCCTCTTTTAGAAATGTTATAAGCTTCCTTATAAGTCTTTTGTAACTCTTTATCAACTGCATCTCTTAATCGATTAAAACCAGCTGGAGTCAGACTGGCCTCTCTTATAAGTTTATCAACTCGAACTGTATGACCATTAATTACCAACTCCACTTTATTATTTAGTTTTCTTTCGTACAAGCGAATCATTGCCGCTCGATCTATTGCCTTATCATATATTTGTGTATTTGCATTAATAGCCATACAGACTCCTAGTTAATCAACACTTGCGACCACCGCCGCCTTTCTTACTTTTAGCCATTTTTCTTTTTCCTTTTAGCTCTACGAGCTGTTTCCAAGGCAATTGCCACGGCTTGTTTTTGAGGTTTACCAGATTTCATTTCTGTTGAAATATTTTCTGATATAGTCTTTTTAGAATAACCTTTCTTTAATGGCATTAGGGACCTTCCATTTGCGTATTTTGTTGTGCAGCAGGTATTATAAGATTATCATTGTTAATTTCTTTAATAGCCTCTTCATCACTATATTCAGGGCTTATTAAATCATTTTGTTTCAATAAGTCTAGCCAAACAGATCTAGGAATTAAACCTTGTTGATACCATTCAGTTGCCAATCTAATCCAATCAGCGCCTAAGGGTATTGGGTTAAAATCTGCCGATAATGAAAATTTAATATCATTTACATTTAGACCTAAATTAAATCTCCAATTAATCATAAAGCAAATAATTTGTCTTAATGTATTTGATACTTTTGTATTTAAAGTTCCCAATTGAGCAGTCTGAGCTGCATTACGAATTTCTAAAGCAATACCTGATTGATCTGTCTCAGGTGTTAACATACGGATACCTAGTTTAGCCATCTCTTCAATAGATGAAGCAATTGCTCTGTCCATATCTTGAAGAGCTGCTGTGGGTGTTTCCAATACAGTAGCTACATCGCCTTGTCTAATTCTTAACCAAGAACCCAAGCCTTTATTCACAATATCAGAAAACTCATCATCCGACATATCTGAAGCAATTACAGGTGTGTATGTGGCTGCTCCATATAACAAATGATTTCTTCTACTCATTTTATTATACAGTGATACTTCTTTATCTACAATTGTAGAAATAATAGGTTCCACAATATCAATTGAACCATTTAAAGGCCAAGCAGGAATAAATGAAAGTCTCTCACCATTTATAAGGATATTTTCAAATGTTTCGACCAATTCAAAGATATCTTTTTGTTTTGAATAGTCTTTATACTCTATGCCATTAATTACTTGATTTACGGCATTAGCAACCTTTTTAGAGTATTTACGAACACGATAATAGCCTGATTCATCTAAATCATGAACCCATACTGTGTCAATATACGAAGGATGAAATTCATTATCCACAAATGATTCTTCTAACCCTCTCACGATTATTCTGCTGAGAATATTTTTACCGAATTCATTTTCTCTGACATTCCAATTAATAATTGTGTCTGCTTTTTGAAGAATGGGATATGGTTTTAATTTGGCAAAATCTTCTTTTGTCATATTATCCGGATTGATAACCTTGGGATAATCTACAAACACCCACGCTCTTGAAGTTTGAATTTCTTCAAGTAAGGCAATATCTAAAAAAGAAGATAATGAAGAATCATCTCTGCCAAATTCATTTATGATCCAATTGTGCACATCTTCACTTACGCCATCTGGCAATGTCAATAAAGGCTGTTTACGCAATAAACCGCCTACCAACATTTTTGTGAATTGAGACACAATACCAGGTAATTCAGCCTCTGCTTTATAGAAATTATATTGCGGTTGAGACATTGAATTTGAAAAAGGAATCAATACATTCTTGAAAGATACTGTATCAATCATATTGTCAAAATCTTTTACAAATCTTTCTCCATTACAAATAGCTCTATTTCTATCCCAAATAGGTTTCATAGACTCATATATTGAAGAAGGATCACCGACTGTTTTTACTACATCTTGTGCTGCATTTACAATAGACATTATTCATCTTCCTCCATCATGTCTTCCATAAGCATATCTCTATATTGAGGAAGTTCAAACTTTTCATCGTCGATTGGTCCACCCATTTGTTGAAAATCACACGTTCTGATTGGAGAGCATGTAATATCTAACAATGTGCAATAAGCTGTTGGAAAGCTTTCTATGTCTTTCCACTTAGGAGTTAGTGGCAATTCCGATGCTTTAACATTACGAGTATCTGTACTCATAATACATTCTTTAATAAATGTTGTATTTACATAAAATCTACAATTGGCACATAATTTGCCTCTTGCATCTCCAATCAATACACCAAATTTTCTTGCTTTATCAGCCCAGAATTCATCATTAGGTTGCGTAGGATCAGCTGGTCCAAGACCTTTAAAGCGTATTGCATCTAAATGATTTTCAATATTAATTTTGGTATCCGATAAAGCTTTTGGACATTCAGCTGACACAGCCATATTAACCTCTCAAAAAGGTATTGAATTCATCAATAGTGCCTTCAAATATTTCACCTGTGCTATAGTTTACTGCTTCAATATATTCGGGGTCTTCAACGCTTGAATTGATATTCCAATTTGCTGGAGTTGAGTATGCTTTTACTTCTTCTTCTGTAAATGGAATTTCTTCCATTGGTTCTTCAATTGCTGCTTCTTGCACTACAGGTTCTTGAACAATTTCTGGTTTAGAAACTGTAGGTATTTCTAATTTAGCCATTTTATTTCCTTGTTAATTTAATGATATTAGTTTTGAACCAAAATAAATTGAGTTTATTTTTGTATTTCCAAAATATATATTTGTAAGTTGAACTGCTCCTAAATATAATTTATATAACGCAGTTGGAGCACTTATTTTAATTAAGGCAAAGTAACCCATATTCGTTTTAGAATATTCAGAATAAGCAACTGCCTGCGAATAGCCTAAGATAAGATTATTGTTAAGCATCTGTATATTCCGGCCACATTTGCTTTATAGCAATATATGCCTGCTCCCATAGATTCAATTCAGAATATAAGTCAAATTCCCCATATAGTATTTCTGCTCTATGTGGAGGTGTATTTTTCAGTTCTTCATTCATATAAATTCCTGCAAATATAGACACTCTATCCTTATGAGCAGTCACATTATCTACTCGAATATACTGTTGGGGGAAGATTGCCCCTGTTTCTGTTACTACATTAGCGATAATAGCCATAATTTTCTAATTCCTCTTTAACTAATTGTTAGATCATCGAGCCAATATGATTTTGCGCCATTTTCATAGAACATATTCCAACATAAATGGGCTTCACCTGTGATTGTAGATGTAAATGTTAATGTAAACTGCTCCCACGCATTAATACAAGCAGTAGTCATATTTTGAGATACAATATCAGTATCTGCAATAACTATTGATACAAAGCAATCACCATCTACATAGGCCGTATCGTCAGTTTTTATATATCCAGTTACTGTATAAGAAACACCAGAAGTAACAGGTATCTTTATTGGCTTAGACGCTCTATATTTCTGTAATGCACCAGCTCCAGTTGCTGTTTGCCAATAAGATGTTGTTTTAGTGGCAAGATAACTTTTGATACTGGGAGCAGAAGTCCTATATACTGTATTGTCGTAGTTAACTTGCGGGGCATTTGTAACAGATACAGGGCCCTGAATAACTGGACCACCAATATTTAAACATTCTGTAGGTGGGGATGAATTATCTCTATAAGAGAACAGTATGTTAGTATTAGTTCCTAACTGTATTACTGGTGTAGCACCAAAAGTATATATGTTATTAGGAAAAACAACATTATGTGTAAAAGCTATCTTTCTGGATTGCTGCATATTAGCACCAGAATATATATCGATTGCACTGGCTACTGTTGTGCCTGATAAAGTCCATCCAGGAGGAATGTCTATTTCTGGAATTATAACTGGGTTTGTTAAAACAGAAGTATATATAGAAGAAAGTAAGTTTACTATTGCATTTTGTGTAGTAACTTTTTTGTTATACATATACTGAAAAGAAGCGCCAAATTTAATTTTCAATAATCCTTGGCCAGTACTAACAATACGAGAAAGCGCAATATTTGCTGCTTGATCTATTAAACCATTGAAATTAACAGTAAAGTCCTTCACTTGATATATACTTATTAAAGTATTGCCTGATGTTACATACATATTTCCTATGTTTAAAGTAAAATTATTTGCATTTTTATACGTCCCTGCAGGAATAAAAAAGTTAGCCATATTTACAACATAAACATTATCAATAGTCATTGTTATATTAGAACCACACAAATAGTTGTTGTTATTGACTAAGTTAACAAGGTTTGAATTTTTTACGTAGATTGTTGTATTAGCTATCGCAGTATTTATTGACGTACTTGCAAAACCACTCCCAGTAGCGCCCTGAATTTGCCCTATAGATATTGTAGAATTACTTGCCAATAAATACAGTGAGAGTCCTCCATTTGACGCTGATCCTCCAGATATAAAGGTATTTAGTAGAGAAACAGAATGTCCATAAGACGATAATTGAAATAGGTTAAGAGTAAAAGTACCGGTTGCTGGGGAATGTATTATAGTTTTTACTGTACCATCTGTTACACGAGTTGTGGCATCAACCCAACCATCTGTTATAGTTAAATTATTTGTGTTAACTATTAAATATCCCACTGATGTCGTTGTCGAAGCGGGGTATGTTGTAGTGTCTACCTTCCTAATAGTGATAGTTGTAACTGTAGAGTCTGGTATAGGAAAGTTTATATTAGAAGTTATAAGATTATTTCCAGATACAGAATTTAGTTTAACAAATAAATCATAATCCGGTAAATAAATAATACTTCCGGCTGCAAAATCAGCGCCCAGTCCACCACCTGCTGTTATAGTCACCTGAGTAGGCGTGGATGCACTGTTCCAAGTTGCTGTATAAACAGTTGCCGTCAGTAACGAGGTTAATGCAACACCTTTAATCCTTATTTCATCACCTGCCACTAAGTTAGTTCTACTAGAGCCAGCAAAACTCCAAGGACTTGCCCAAGTACCTGTACCGTTTGTTGTTGTATGTGGATCAATGTAATATACTGCCATAATATTATCCCGTAACTATATATAGAGTATTTGCATCAGGTGTTCCAGGCAAAGCACTGACAACTGAAATTGCTATATCACCTTTAACGTAAGTTTGATAAGTATTTGATGATAATCCTATAGCTATTTTATCTTCATCTGTTATAAGGTAAATCTCACCTTGGTTTAAACCAGAAGCAGCAGCGGCTGTGTTTAGTTGGCTTCGTGTCCCTCTCTTAATGAATATTTTTGACATTAGAATGTACCGCAGTCAACTGTTCCTACCGCAAGAGTTACAAAGGCATTTCCAGAATCTTTTGACCAAGACATTGAAGTATTCATTCTGATTACTCCATCAGTGCCATCCGTACCATATAAATATCCGCTAGTGCCACCAGACACAACTGCAACCTTTTCATCAGAAGATGCAAGGGGAATATTCAATGCAGTTTTAAAAGCATTAAATGTAATTTTCTTTTCTTTTTGACCAACAGTTTCACTTGCATCATGCAATAATATTAAATCAGCAGCACCGTCAACACTTGCCAGCGTATTTAAATCATCGATCGGAGGTACAATTGGCAATGATGTTGTAGCTGATGTGGCAATATGCAATGTACCGCGATCTGTTGTAAAATGTTGTTCTCCTACTAACATATTGTTGGCAGGTAAATCGGCCTTTAAGCCTCTTTTTGTTTGTATTCTAGGCATAATCCCTCTCTCAGTTAAATGTACCGCAATCAATATATTGCAGTTCTAAATTTTGACGTGCTTCCGCTCTTTTTTCTTCAGTGTTTAATTCACTAAAATTGTTCAATGTTTGAAAGAAAAGAGAGTGATCCACAGTAGGGCCAGGAGGCCCCGAAGGTCCCTGAGGTCCCGAAGGACCTTGTTTTGTGGACACAATAATAGTAGGTTTGTTTGGTGCTCTAGTAACTAATACTTGTTTAAGCTCTTTTACTTCTACTCTTACGTTCTCTCCGTTTTGATTTACATTCACGATAGCCATTATTTCACCTTAAGTGTTATACTGCCTACGACAAGTGTGTTTACAAAATCTAAAGTGTCTGTTGTTTCAATAAAGTAATAATAAGAACCAGGACCGACCGCAGCTGTTTGAATATTAGATAAAGGAATCTTAATATTATAACCATTGGCTGTGTCATGATTTATTTGAATTGTGCCATTAGCTGTGAAAGCTTGTAATAGAGCCACAGAACTTGTCTTATCTGCTCTCATTTCAAACCTTACATCCCAATTGGTTAAATCAAATAACTCTCCCGTATCCTCATCTGCGTAACCAAGTTCAATCAATAAAGAATCACCCGCAAACTCTACATAGTTAATTGTGGTTGTTTCACTTTCCACAGTAACTTCTGAGGTTGATGCTGCTGTTCTGCTCATTAATCATCCTTATCTGCTTTTTTGTCAAGCTTTTCTTCAATACGATCTAACTTCTTGAAAATAGCTTCCCCTAATTTTTCTACATCATCTTTACGAGAATATTCTGTAGCCATCAAGACTTCTAAATCTTGTAATTTATTCAGCTTACTGATTATCTCTTTAAGTTGATTAGACAAATCATCTTTCTTTACATAGCTTGTGGCAACCAAAATTGCCAAATCGCCTATTTCTTTCTTGGTATCTTTCATGTCGCTTGATACAGTCTTAACGAACATTCCACCGAAAAAAGCAACTAACCCTAATAGGATATTAAATATCTCTTGATAGGACATTAGTTCTACCCCTTATAATCCATGTTAAAAACCAAATCCTCTGGCTACACGTTTTCTTCCTCCCTCTACAGGGAATAAGTATTCGACTGCATACCGTATACCATCGGACCAATGCTCTATTCCTTCCGATTTATCAATCGTGGCTGTATCTGGGTTTTTATCTACCCATTTAGTTCTTTCTAATGATTTGATTGTATCCACACATCTAGGATGGATAAATATTCTTGTTTCTCCTGCAGCATTCTCCAACATACGATTGACAGCATTTGCACTGTCTACTATAGGTGGAGCTTTGGGATGAGCCAAGACTGTTATGCCGTGGCTTTGTAATATACTGAAATCTGTTCTACCCACAGGAGCAGAAGACTTTCTTGCTTTACCGGAAGGATCTGGATAAGCATATATTTTATGATTTGGGTATTTAGCTTTAATTGCCAATGCCAGTGTTTCTGTATCCGGATGACCGCTTGTTTCATCCAAGAAATGCATCTGATCTCCTCTCAATGCAAAAAACGATGTAGCCTGGATACCTATATTGAAGTCTATACAACAGTGTACATCTTCACCTTTTTCAAAAAGATTGTCTGATTTTTCAAACTCTTCTAAATCTTTTCTAATATGTTTCTTTCTGTCGAACATGTAAAAGACATTATTACCTGATTCTTTAAACAAAGCTAAATACTCAGCTGCAAATTTGACTTTATCGATTGTGTGTCTGATTCTTTCAATCTCTTTTGGATCTAAGAACGGTGAATCTTTATAATCAAAATGATAAGATTTCCATAATGGATCTGAATCGCCGTATGAGTACATTTCATGAAAGAAATTAAAACCTTTTGGTGTAGAAATAATTAAAGCTCTACCTGGAGAAGGAGCGTCAAATCTCAATGCATTTTGTTCAGACCATCTTGTTACGATACAAGGCTGTATTACTGATTGCCAAGCATCTTGTGGCCCTAATCCTTTCTCGCAAGATGACACTTCATCCCACACCACGAAATATGCCATTTATGTTCAGTAAAGGTCGTTAAGCTTTACCAGTTCTTTGTCGAGTTTGTTAATAATTAACCCAAGTTTTACCTTGGCGTATTTGATTAATTGTTCCGCGTGCTACATTAAAAATTTTACCAATATCAGCATCTGTAAATCCTTTTTTAAAATAATCACGTATAATGGGAATGTTTTCAGCAGTTAATTTCTTAATAGGGTTAGGTCCTGATTTGGAAAACACTTTTCCAGAAACATGTTTCCATGTTTTGCCCAATCGTATACTACTAATAACACCACTTGTTACCCCATATTTTTCTGCAAGATTAAAATCTTTTTCACCTTTTTCAAAAGCAGCTTGTATCTCTAAAACATCTTTTTCAGTAAGCTTTGATGCTGCTTTACTAGAGCCAATAGGAGACAAACCGATATTTATAGCATGTACTGAATTTTCAGATGGTGTTACCCACTCTAAATTACTCACTAAATTATCTTGTTTATTTCCATTTATATGGTTTACAAAAATTTTTTCATTATCAATATTTTCAATAAAATATTCTGCCACAAGACGATGTATATATTTCCTAACTTTTATTTTATCCACAAATAAATCTACAGCTAAGTAACCGTTATTATTTGCAAATGGTTTTAAAAATATACATGTTTTTGTATTGAACACTCTACCTAAATTTGTAATTTGATAATCTGCGTTATCAATTGTTTTAAATTCTTCTATCATAAATTTTCTCACATGTGCTCGACAAAGCACTTCTATACGTTACCATATAGATCAGACTATCTCTTCACCTTTACAGGCGTTCCGCACTTCGAATCACTTGATTCTACAAACTTCATAATCCGTTCTGGATCGTATGTTTTAGTCGTTACACTTTCAAAAGTATTCCTACTTAAGCTTAGCTCGGTATTGTCCCATAGGGAGTTTCACCGAATTCACGGAATTTTATAAGGGCATTTATTTACCCTTACCACGTAATCGTTCCACAGATTCATAAGACACAAGTCTCAATTCAACACCATTCTCGAACCAAAATCTACCTAGGTCTCTAGATGATTTAAAAGCCCAATATTGTAATCCTAAATCGTAATTAAGGATTGGATAATAAATATCTTTTACTTGATCATATGTTGGAGCAATGATGTACACTACCTTATTTGGTACCCATTCTTCCATTTCCAATAATTCAGCTATGGCTGTCACAGCTGCAACTGAAGCTAAGTAAGATTTACCGAAACCACGAGTACAGCAAGCAACGGCAAATCTACATATTTTATTTATGAATAGATCTTCAAAGATCTCACTCTGAGCTGCATGAAGGTTTATACTCATAAGTTTTCTCAAATATATCTGGCTTACAAGGATATAATTCACCTTGTACACCTCTAATTACATAATCACCGACAGATGCTGTCATTACACCTTCCAATGTTTCAATCGTCAAAAATGGAGGAAGGCGATTTCCATTGATAACTTCTGTTTCGTTGTATGAAACTATTGACTTATCGGATAAATCTCTAATCACTGTATATGAATAGAATGTACCGTCAAACAACACAGCTTGAACAGTCACAGGTTTTTTAGTTGCATCTAATATCATTTTCCTTTCACCATTTCCACAATTTCATTAAATAACAACACAACAACACAACCAGCTAAACACCCTATTAAGAATCCTTCGATGATTTCCATGATTCTTCCTCTCTTTTCTTTTCTATTTCGGCTTTAATTACCATTATAATTAAAAAGAGTACGCATGCCGATACTCCCGCTATTGTCATTAAAAACACAATCAAACTAAACATCATAATCTCCATTCAACAATTTATGTTTGAATTTATCTATAATCCACAATATATTTGCTTTATCGATATTTGTGGATGCTCTAATATCTAAATTACCTTCTTTGTCATAACCTAAAATAATAACTTCTGTGTATACACCGATTGCTTGTTCAATTACATTGTCTGGATTGTTTGCTGCATTCTTTGGATAAAATTTCTTTACACTCATGCTAGACTTCCTAATATGGCCATTATACACAATACACCGATATTAATCATAAACACATACCCAATATTATAAATACACAATTTATATAAAGGTGTTTTATATGTGTCTGTAAACCAATCTACCCATGTAATCAATGTATGCACAAATATATTCATAATAAACCAAGATAGTAAATTACCTGTAATGGTTATCGTTAAACTACTCATAATATTCTCCATCAACAATGTCGAATTCTTCTGAATCCATCACAGTGTTTAATTGATATATTTCACCTTTCTTTGTCAGGTTAACGACAAGAGGCATAGGTCTTTTAGTTTCCATCACATTAGTTTCAGGAACACGTCCATATCCATATCGCAATAATGCTTCTCCAATCTTAATCAATCTATCATAGATGTCCATATGTAGCTTAGCATTATATGGTCTAACTTTACCAGTAGCAGGGTTTAACGGCACAATGATTCCATCACGGACTTTCTCACAATACACCAATTCTTCTTCAAGCTTTCTATATTGATCTACAAGAGTTCCAATAGGATCGAAATTTAATACTTCTAATCTCTTTTGACTTCTCTTTGCTCCAGCTACATAGTTAGGTCTAGCTAGGTTTCTTCCTTTACCTGTTGGTTGTTTATTATCTTTATCAACCATATTTGTACCTTTAAAATCATCGACTTATAATTCAAAACAAATCCCTAAATATACACAGATCCAAAGGTTACCTTCATTAAGGCCTTAAATAGGGTATACATTTAGGGATTAATTCTTTTTGTTTAAAAGATTTATCTAATAAATAAATAACAAACAATAGATATGAGAAAATTAGTTTGGCAATATCCAAAGGAACGTCTTAAGGTTCCTTCATAAGTTTCTCTTAAAGTTTGTAATTAACTTTGGTGAAACAAACCTTTGGGTTAATTTTACAGTTCGTGTAATGAAATCTTCACGATTTTATTAGTTGCACAATCTTGAGCATCTTTTGTTTAAAACTCTCAAATAATTCGTCATATGCACTAATTGTGCTCTTAGATCTTGTTTATCAATAGGTGATAAATCTTCAAAGGTGGGTAATAGAATAAAGGTTTTCAATTTTTCCACTTTAATCTCTAATTGATCACGTTCTTCCAACAATCTAAATTTATAATCTTCCA